AATGGACATGTACGAGAGTACTAAAGTTCTGGGTGCTACTAATACTATGCAGGCTTGGGGCCAATATGCTCAATTTATGAAGCAGTTAATGTCACAAGTAGTAGCTAAGTCTACGAAGAATGTGGTCTTTCTAGCTCATACATCTGATGTGCTTAATGAGGCTGAAATGATCAATGAGACCCTAGTTAAGGTCAAAGGATCCCTGATGAATCAAGGTATCGAGAGCTTCTTTACGACAGTAATATCTACTAAAAAGCTCCCATTGACCAAATTAGAAGATAAAGTAGCTAAGTCCTCTGCATACACTGTTACAGCAGAAGATAAAGCACTTGGCTTTAAGTACGTCTATCAGACTCGGTTAACAAAAGAGACTGTTAATGAGCGAATTAGAGCCCCTATGGGTATGTGGGATATGAAGGAAACCTATATCGATAATAACCTACAAAATGTTATTAATCGACTTCACGAATACTATAAATAGTTTAAAATCAGTCCTGTCTAGTATAAGATACCTTCGTGGTATCGCAGTATTAGAGCCACAGTAAATAAATCTACTGCGGAATAGGACTATGAACCCTCCTTATGGGGAACCTTCTCCTACATAGGACCTGTTCTAACTGAAGGGTTATAAAATACTAGTCCTTCCTTTAGTGATTGCACGATCATTAGGGGAAGGCAAACATGTTAGACCTCTACTGGGACAGTAGTAGTAATCTAGGTATTAATCTCCCTCTGCCTACTGCTACTGTCCTAGGCCTATTATTCCCAATAAGTCATTGATAAATATAGCTAAATACGCTATTATAATAATTAATCCACCCCAAAATAAGGAGGAATAATGTCCAATTTCTCGGACGCAGATAACCCTAAACATGGACTAATCGAAGATGTAGTATCTACGGCTGTAGAACTTGGTTTTGCCGTAGTTCAAGAAGTAGCGGCAGAAGCACTAGTCAAAAAACCCGGTCTATCTCTTAAAGAATTTACTAAATTACTAGATCAGTACATTCAAAAACAAAGAGAGAACTCCAATTAAGAGCTTAAAGCTCTATTATTAGCTTTATACATATAAGGATACAAACTATGAGTGAATGGGACCTTCCAAAAAATGTGCAAACACAGTCTATTGAACGTGTAGGCGGTGGATTTGCATGGGAATCTGGAGTATATGATGCAACGGTTAAAATGGTATATCTTAACCAATCTGCATCTGAAGCAGTAAGTTGTAATGTTATCTTAGAGAACTCTGAAGGCAAAGAGCTGAAAGAGTCCTTCTGGATTAAATCCGGTAAGGCTAAAGGTAACAAGACGTATTTTACCAAAGATAAGGTGGATTACCCACTTCCTGGGTATTCTATTGCTAATTCTATGTGCGTAGCAGTTACAGGTGAGAGCCTCTCTAAATGCATGGAATCTGTAGAAAAGAAAACCATCAACATCTATAATCCTGAACTAAGGAAAGAAGCACCTTCTGAACGTCCAGTACTAGTAGGACTACTGAATAAAGTAGTTAAAGTAGCTGTACATCAGGTTATAGAAGATAAAGTAGCTAAATCTCCTAGTGGGCAATATGAGCCTACAGGTGAATCTCGTACTGTTAATCAGTGCAAATTCTTTGGTAATACAGAAGGTAAAACTGCTGAAGAGATTACTAGTAATGCAGATGCTACTATGTTCGATAAGTGGGCTGCTAAGAATACTGGTACAGTTCTCGATAAGACTACTAAAGCTAAAGGGAATTCAGCTGCTGCTATTATGGGAAGCCCTGCTGCAACTACTAATGATAAACAGGGTTCATTATTTACTTAGGAAATAACTATGCTAATTGCAGGTATAGATCCAGGTTCTAATGGAGCAATTGCTGTACTGGATTCTACGAATCCAGACAGCGTTGCACTGTTAGATTTAAATAAATGTAGTATCTATGACACTACTGAATGGCTACATAACCAAAAAATAGAATCCATTTGGCTAGAGAGCGTACATTCATTATATGGAATGTCTGCGAAATCTAATTTTGGATTTGGTAGAAATTTTGGCATTGCATTTGCAATAGCGAAAATAGCAGTTGCCGGTGGAGCTGTCTACCAAGTTACTCCAAAAATATGGCAGAAATATATTGGTATTACCGAAAAGGGTAAAGCTATTAAACAACAAGTTGCACAGATAGCTCAATCAATATATCCATCTGCTAACTTACACGGCCCGAAGGGAGGTCTACTAGATGGGCGATCTGATGCTCTAATGATAGCTCATTATGGATTAAATAATAAGGAGACAGTATGAAAATTGAAATTGATATCGACCTAGAATCTATAATAGTAGAAGCACTTAAAAAGAAAGAAGTATCTGATATATATGTCCCACCTGTAACAGTTGAGATCCCTACGTCTACAGAAACACCTAAAGTATGGACAGAAGCTACAATGACAAATAGCAGATCACCATGGGAATACGGACGTAAGAACGGGAGACGGCGTAGTTTAGAAGAGATGGCTTTACATGATTTAGAAAGAGAAAAGGGACGTAGATTAACTCCTGAAGAGAAAGGAGAAACTAAAGCTAAAGTACATCTAGAAGAGACTGCAGAAAATACAGTTAGAGATGCTATTATTAAGAAGGCTCGTATAGATACTCTAGCTGCTGAAGGAATGGCTGCAGCATCTAAAGAACTAGCTGAAGAAAAAGAACGTAGAGACCCTGATTCTATTAATGGGAATGGTTACGCACAAAGAGCAGAAGATAAGAATGATAATATTACCAGGGTACAAGAAGGTATGGACAAACATGACGTAGAAGCTACAATACCTAAAGCAGATAAGTTAAATACTGACTCACTATTCCGATGACTAAGATAAAAACAGCATCAATTACTTTACAGAGTGTACTTTACACTACACTAGGAATGATAGGAATTCCGTTGATTATCGTAGTTGGTATAATGGTATTGCCTATTGCTATTTTCTTAGTAGCAGCATTTATATTATTTGTAATTATTAAAGTAGTATTGTCAGAATAATTTATGGATTTACACAGTATAAAAATAGCCCTAGTACAAGGGCTTATTGTATTAGTACCTACCTATATCATGGCATTCCTAACAGATAAAATGGTATGGACTATTCCTATGCTAGCTGCAGCAAGTTTTGTTGCAGCGAGTATTAAGAAGGACTTTACTGAGCGTAAGATCGACGAGGATGGAATGCGAAAAGATAATGAGTCAGGACATCACCCTGATCTAGAAGATGGGTAGTATTAGCTAAATAGCCCCTTGGCCCATGCTAGGATTTCAATACCCGTTGCATTATTAGCTTCATCAAACAGATCATCAAATTGGAATGTATTTGGAGAGAAGTCTCCAGCTAACCAGGATGCATTTACATTACCTAATGTAGGTATTCCAGTAGCATGTTGAACTGCTGCAGATAGTGCCACTGAGGTTGGACTAGCTTCAGCTAATTGTTTAGAAGCTCTTTGGTTTCTTAAGAAGTATGACAAGAACGAAGTAGCTCCAATTGCATCTACAGCTTCAAGAGCTGGTACAAGTGCTTCATCAAATAATACAAATGCGTTGAGTGCTTCATGCATTGCTGTTTTAAAGTCTTTATTTTGGACTTTAGTAGCATGCTCAATCATTACATACCTACCTAAAAAGTCTGTCATTTGAACTAAGTGTCTAGATATTTGATATGGTTTACTTCCTTTAGTTACAAATAAAAGACCAGCTGCTGTTCCGACTGATTTAGGAACCCTATCTGTGTAGTCCTTCCATCTAAATGATTCCAGTCTAAGCAAATGCCGCATTCTATTAAAATACCCATCTGTTTGGGCATCATTAATGTCTTCCACAATAAGTGAATTTAAGCCAGCTGCACTCATTTTATGTAGTTTGTTATTTTCTATTTGTGCAGTTAGCCTAACTATTTGTTGAGCTTCTGGACTACTAGCAGGTAGATTTTTAGAATCTTTTAATCGCTGTAATCGAGTACGTTCTTCATTAGCAGTACGGTATTTTTTATATTCACTTACGCCTTCTACAATTTTGTAAAAAGTATATGAGATGGGAATCTTCCTCATAGACAATTGACTGATATTAGAAAGTAAATTATTAATAATGACTTGAGGCATTCCAATTACTATACGATCTTTACCATACCCGACAATTTGTCGAATCATATAATGAGCCATGCCTGCTACATATTTTACTCTTGGATGTTTATCTAAAACTTGCAATTGAGTAATATCAAATGATTTGTACCCAAAAACTTTATCGATTACATCTGTTCTTACCATAAACGTTCCCTTTGTGCTGTAAGCCGTTATGTAATCACGTACAGCTTTAGGAAGTTTATAATACCGTTCAATATAAGCTCCATCAGGATCTAATAGATCAGTAAATTCATCTTCATGAGACACCATTAAATCTAGTTGCTCAT